GTCTTTTAAACGGAACATACAATACAGAACACCGTATTGGGTTCCCCGTCACCCGGGTTACCGGGATTTATGTGTTAGGAGTGGGGTAATATTAACCCAAAAAAGACACTCTATAACAGATAGCACTAGCCCACGAATGGGATACTACCCTTAAACATGTAAATACGAACGGCTTTTGATCGCCATCCACCACGTAACACGTAAGGATCATCTTCTAAATCAGGGTCCACTGGACTATACAGAGAACGAATACAATCTGGATTGACTAATATTTCTTTTGTCAAATCCCAGAGTAATTCATCTCCGTTTATAGTCGCAAGTGCGGAATAATTATGCTCAATGGAAATGAGCGATGGTTTCCTATATATGTTATACAATGGATATAAGCGGTCGCCTATCGCCAACGGATGCATGTCCCTTTCGGGTACTTTCGCATATGTCGTGATAAACCAACCGTCGAGATCATGTTGCTGACGCCCAGGTTTGAACCTGTTTCTTATCTGGCGCTTCGCTTCAGTGAGATCCTCGAATCTAAGGTCGTCGACAATCAAATGCCCATCACCTAAGCCATCAGGTCCAACTTTTACGTTAGATTCTAATGTGTGCCTAAGCTGACATCGTATATCCTCAGGGATTAACCCAAAGTTACGATGATCGTAGTTTAAAAAACCTACGATTCTGGCATCTGTCCAACGATCCTTTTTATAAAAAGGTCGTATTTGTTCGCCTAAGTAATAATCTGCGCCGCAAGATTCCCTAAAAGGGCCACTCGCGTATGATTTCGATTTATTTAACTCAAAACCAAAGAACTGGAGGGCTGTAACAAGCATAGTGTAACAACTTGTAGGTACGATGATATCATCACCATACACCGATACTAATTTCGTATCGGCCCCAACACGTTCGCAAACAGTCATAGCAATTGCATAAAAAAGTAAACTTTCCAGCTCAAAAGTAAAGCCGTTCCCCATTGAGGAGAACATTTCTAGCTTCCTGAGCTTGCCCTTATACTGTGCTTCACCTGTCCTAAGGCCCTCTAACAAAGAGAACCATTCGGGACTATAAGCGAAACTATGGTATACTGGCAGCAATGCCATGGTATTACTTGCATTTCTTACATCAACGGTAACGATTTCATCAGTGATCGACCCCAAAAGGGCCAACTCCTGATTTTGCCTTTGGTCATAAAGATTGCAACCAAATAATAGCAAACGTTTTTTCATCTCAGAACCAACCGCCTTTTGGTAAGGCGTAGATAAAGTTGGCTCAATTAAGATAGACCGTTCTGTAAGTGCGTTTTTAGGCACTGAAGAGAGTTCTCCGGGCACAACATCGAACTGGTAGGCGTGAGCTTCCCAATAAGCTGGAGTGTCTATGTGACGATACAATTCGATCATATCAGTCATCTCTGCAGAACATGCGGGTCTGGCGTTTAACTTATAACGCGCAGACGATTGTTTACGTACAGTAGTACTCGAACCAGGACCGAATGCGAAATCACAATCAAGCAAACTGGGACAATCACCCAAAATATGAGAAATTTTCCGAGCGACGGAGTCAACAAACCCGTCCTCGCAGTGGAATAAATTCCCTGTCTCATATAAGGTTGACCATCTTTTGTTCGTTTGACGGTTCTTCATTTCGGCTTCAAGGAAGGTGCAATACATCGCACGTTCAGTATCTTTCAATCGCAAATCAGAGTCTTTGCTAAAAAACGCAAGACACTGACGAGCATATTGAAGATCACGAACATTATTCAAAGGATCTGAATAATCTAAATTGAAGGTGCAGAGGCCTAGTACATCTTGAGCAGCGACCAAGTCGCATAAACGCTCACTATAGATGCCACTATGCTGTGCACAGAAAAAGGCAAGACGAAACGTCAGTGACGCGTCATCCTTCTTTTTCCAGAGGTCATAGAACTTACGAATGTGGTTATTTTTACACATAAACTTCTCCACGTTAATATTAGTGGTATAGTGATCAAAAGTTCAGAATGATTAGTAAGGCATTACGCCTGAAATTAATGCATCCCAAAAAATAGAGTTACTCAGGCTTGCTTTACCTAAAGTCACAGTATCTTTCTTTTGAGTGTCCGTTGCCCTTAAGGGAGCCATAAATTCACAGATAAAACTAAGTGAATAGGCCACTTTCGGAGCAGCAGTATAACCTTCCGCGTTCGCAGCCAAGTCGGCTTCGAGCACTGGTTGGAATAACTTTACACGATACTTTTCAATACCGCCATTACCCTTTACCTTCAATTTATCTAACGACAAAATTCCGGCTGCCAGACTCGAAGAGAGTCCAGTTTCGCGAAACGTAGCGTTAGTAGAAGAATGGGAGACTGGCTGGTACGAATGGGATACCGCAGCATAGTCATTAATTGCAAATGTTGCTAATGCAGCCATTTGATAAACCTCATAAAAATGTTAAAGGAAGAGTTACAGGACCAAGAACAAAACGTCCTAAAACTTTAGTTGCTTTCTAAATCGCGTAGTGTTACTAGTTAACAACGCAAACGCATTTACCAAATGTTCAGGCATGAGAGCCTGCTTCAAAGGTTTGAACGTAGGAAAAGGTAACATAGCAGCATCTAACGCACTGGATCGACGAGAAACTTGATCAATTTTATAATAGTAATTTGGCGTCCCTTCAATTTCAACGAAGGAGGCACCACTATCTTTATATCGATCTTCTCGTTTATCGACTTCAGTGTACCATATTGATTCAAAATCAAAGTTTCGAAAGACGTCAACAGCACCTAGGTAGTCGCCAATTGGAAGGAACCAATCAGCAACAAACGACCAGGGTGTGACTTCCCACAAAACAGACAATGGATCATTAAGATGTAACAGGGTTGTAAAACTCGGTTGGCTACGAATAACCGCCCTATAATGGCGTGCAATGGAGTGTTTTCTTTCGAAAACGTGCCCAGAGCCGTTCAACATAAGACGATTATCATAAACTTCCCTCGTAATTTTATACCTATTAACGCGAGGCTTGTGATGAATCGCTGCGAGTCCATGCATAGAGGAATGTACGTCACTTAAAAGTGGCTTCCATCCATATTGCAGTTCAAGCACAGCATCACTAGCTTCCCTAGCCGTAAAAGGTTTCGGAAAACGTTTCTGAAGCACGTGACCACGAGAAATTTTCACTTTAGATATTGC